GAACAAATTATTGGGCGTGGTGTGCGCAACTTAAGTCACTGCGGTCTCCCGTTTAAAGAACGCAATGTTGAGATTTATCTACATGCCACATTACCAAAAAATGGCGAAGAGCCAGCGGATTTATATCTTTATCGCTACGCGGAAAAGAAGGCAGTTCTAATTGGCGAGGTTACTCGTTTAATGAAAGAAGTTGCCGTCGATTGTATTTTAAATATTGGCCAAACAAAACTAACCGTAGATGATTTATTGGCCAACGCTCAAAATAAAAATATTAAATTGACACTTTCTAGTAAAAAAGAGGTTGAGTTTAAAATTGGCGATAAACCATTCTCAGGAATATGTGATTATATGGATAATTGTAATTTTGTATGTTCTCCAAATCAAGAAATTAGTGATGCTGATTTGGTAAAATCCACATATAGTTTGAACTATGCAAAAACAAATTATGCGGCCATTGTAAAACGAGTTCGTCAATTATTCCGCGAAAGTTTTTTCTATAAACGAGAACATTTATTTAATGCTATCCGAATAAACCGCGAATATCCAGATGAACATATCTATTATGCTCTTTCGCGTTTTGTTAATAATAAAAGTGAGGCATTAATAGATAGATATGGGAGAACCGGGTATCTATTAAACAATGGCGAATATTATTTATTCCAACCCACAGAAATCACCGACGAACATTCTTCAATTTTTGACCGTTCCGTTCCGATTGAATATAAAAATCTTTTATTAAGAATGGAATTACCCACACAAAAGGATAAACCAGATGACTTGGAAAATCTTGCGCCTGCCGTAAAAGAAATTGGCGATGTTGTAGAGTTCCACGATGATTATAATAAGATTTTACATCAAATTCGAGAACATATTGAAATTATGGAAATAGAAAGAGTAAATGGAGAACCTATGGACAGTGGTGAATTAGACTGGTATAAACATTTGGGTAGAATTCATAGAATATTAGTTGAAGTCCATAATTTACCCGAAGAAACGATTAAAAAATACTTAGTATATCACTTTTTGGATACCCTGTCATTTGAACAGCGAATGGTTCTCATAAAAAATATGCCATCTGACGAAACAAAAGTCGATGATATCGAAGATTATATTCGGAAATACTTTGATGAAAAGACATTTGTTTATAATAGATTAGTAGGGGTATTAATTTCAAATAATAATAAATTAGAACTTTATATTAAATTACCAGATACAGGTGAATGGAGTATTTCAAAACCAACTGAATATCGTAGTTTCTTACCACTTATCCAACGTAAATTACAAACAACCAAAGATAGAATGAGCCAATTTGTTGGTTTTATGAGCGTCTTCAAAAAGGACGAAATAGTATTTAAAACAAAAGATATGATGGAAACACGTAATAATAGAGGTTCTAAGTGTAGTGGAAATACGAAAAATGACATAATTAAACGTCTTAATAAGGTTCTCGAAAAGGGACCATTTTATATCGAGGGTGATGAAAAAAATCCATATAATAAAGATATTTTAACTAATACTTTAAAGATGGGATTTTGTGTAATATTAGAGATTCTTATGAGGTATTTTGACGATTATGAGAAACAGACGCGGCCGTCTGAAACGCGTAGGGCTTGGTTTTTTGACTTGGAAAAAAGTCTTATTAGCACGGTAGCTGCATTATAATTTTGTTGTTTTATTTTTGGTTGTATTTTTTTATGTATCAGTCTTAGTTTCCTCTTGCTCATACTCAATCAAATACGTCGTATGAGCTGCCCTTCCATATTTGTCGCCACGAAGGCCTGCTTGGGTTCTCTCAAATGCCTGATTTTTTAGGTACCACTTGCCCTTCTCACCGCTCTTGATAATCAGGTTGCAGTTATTTGCGACAGCCAAATCGATGAGTTGACCCAGTGAAAATGAACCTGGAAACCCGTGAGCCTCTACCAAGTTGTCTCCCCAGACATCCTTCTCCGAAAATACCTCAATAGACTTAAAAAGCGGCGCCATGTTGTTGTTTTGGATTGATTTTATCAAATATTTTATGAAATCAATTTTTTATTTCACAAAAATCTATATTCAATAAAAAATCAATATATATCGGTTTTGTTATCATTAGGCATCCTGTTCATAATCTTCGCCGCCGATAAGTGCTCCGCAATCCCATTTTTCAAGCACTTCCAAATTACGGTTACTGATTAATTCTCCGTCTATAATTTCTCCTTCAGAATCCCAACTTCCCTCGAAGTGTGTTCCATTTTTATAATATAACATACCTTCACCCTTTATCCAATACATATTACCAGAAAACCTACCTGCTTTCCCATCAATATCAGTACACGTCCAATCCTCTACATACTGGCTAGCCATATTTTTTTCAATCTGTGAAATAGTAGACTCTTTTTCTATAAGATTCCATTTTGATTCAGTAAGTTGTTTTTTTAAATCCGTAATCTGATTTTCGAGCTGCTTGATTTGTTCCTTTGCTTCTAGCAAATCTGTATCGCGATTCGTGGGCGTTTCAAATACCGTTTCCATGATTGTATTTATTTATAAATTATAAATAACAGACATGTGCATTCAATTTTTTAGTCTTAGTAAAAAATTGATATTTAAAACAATATTACAAAAGGGTGTAAAGATAAATTCTCTTACTATATTAGACATGGCCCAAGAGCAAAAAATCTACGGCGTTTACACAAAATCCCTTTTGACTACGAAACTATCGTTATCAATTCGCGAAGTAGGCAAAAATGTAAAACAGAATTTAGAGCGTATGATATCTAAAAAAATGGAGGGAAAGTGTATTCCAGAGGGGTTTATTAAGCCCGGTACAGTAAAAGTGATGACGTATTCAAGCGGCACAATAAATAATGAAAACATTGAATTCCAAACTATATTTGAGTGTATGATTTGTTATCCCGTGGAAGGAATGCTTGTAGAATGCACTACGAAGACCATTACAAAGGCTGGTATTCACGCTGAGGTTATTGATGATACCGGTACTGTACCAATTACTGTATTTGTTGCAAGAGACCACCATTTTACCGAGAAGAAATTTGGTGAGATTAAGGAAAACGCCAAAATCACGGTGCGTGTAGCAGGTGTAAGATTCGAACTAAATGACCCATATATTTGTGTTATTGGTAAATTGGTCGAGCAGGGTAAGCGCGTCCAAATTGGTGGAGACGTAACATTAGAAAATGAGTTTGAATAGTAATCAACAATGAAAATGATATAAATGTTTTTAATGTAAAACACTTATAATGAATTTTGAGAAGATAGCTGTTATAGAAAACCTTAAAAAAACAATTGAATCTATGAATAAACATCACCAAGTCGAGGTTCTCAAAATACTAACTAAAAATCTCTGTAGGATAAATGAAAATAAAAGTGGGTGTTATATTAATTTATCTTTTTTACCAGAGAAAACCCTCAACGAAATTAAGACATATATTGATTATGTTAATGCCCAGGAGGAATCTTTGGTAACTATGGAATATCAAAAAGAAGAATTTAAAAATGCATTCTTTATTGAAAAAGAGGATAAAGACAATGCAACAGTATTATATAGTTCAATTAATAAATAATGTCTAATATTCCAAAAGTCATTGAAAATCTTTTTTATTTTAATAAAAAAGATAGCGAAAACATTTTACAGGTACTTGGAAAGTATATGTTTAAGAGGGAGCCAGTGCCATGCTCTATTTTGCCAGTATCTGTTCCTGTCACGCCTCCGCAGCCGTTTTATTTTTTGGCGCCATCAATAAGTTCGTTGCCGAGTCATTGCGACGATATTGGTTATATTGCAACTATTGATGAAGAGCAAGAACAAGAACAAGTGCAGGAACAGGAACAAGAACAAGAACAAGAACAAAATGGGGAACAAAAACAAAATGGGGAACAAGAACAGCAAGTCGAAACAATGTTACCAGAGGCACCAGTCATAACAACTGCGCCTGAACAAATTGAATATTTATCCCCAAAACACCAAGACACACTTTTTTGGTGTATTTATATTGCAGTATTTGGATACAATGATTATTTGCAAGTATCACGCAATTATGGCGTAAAGGAACTAGAAGTAAAGCAAACCGTCGGAAATTGGATACAGAAAAACCAAGGGAAAATGAAGGAGGCTAATATAAAAATTACCAAAGTGGCTATTCAAGAAATATTATCCGAGTTATTAACCTCTGTGAAAGAAACTAGCATTATGTCTATGGTAGGAATGATTGTTTATTTTAAGATAAATATTATTTTAGTGGATTCGACCGGCGCACTTATGCTCGAGTTTAAAGCTAATAAGGACAACGATTCATATCCTACGTACGTCTTACAAAAGGATTCATATGGCAAATATAAATTGCGTTCCGATTCACTGGATGTCATGCAAGTCAATGAATTTAAAAAGACTATGGTTTGCCTAGAAAGTTATTTGAAGCCATTGAAGCCGCTCAGTACGTATCATATTGATGATTTGAAGAATATCGCCAGACGCCTAGGTGGTTTTGATGAGAATTATAAATACAAGAAACCCGAGTTGTATGAGGAGTTGAATGAGGCTATGAAGTGGAAATAATGCAATAAGTGTGTAGAAAATTGAATAAAGACATAAAGGGAATTTAATATGTTAAATTACTATATAAGATATTAAATTATGGAAAAAAAGGATGAAGATACTAGTGAATCCGTACCCAAAACCATAAACCAGAAAAAGGCCGACTTTGAAAATATTGTAAAACAGTATTTAGAAAGTAATCCTTATATCAATACTGGTCGAAAAGCAAACGAATTAGAAATTCGTTTTGGTACGAATCATAAATTATCTCGTCCAATTACTAAAATTGATTATGATAATGTGGTAAAACAATTATATGCGTATGGGTTTGTTCCCGAAAACTCAGACGGTACGCAACTATTGCGCATTGCGTGTGAATATATGGACCCTAGAACGGGCATGACTAAGATGTCTAATATTCGCGCGGAAATAGTTGGCTCTGACCTTATTCAAGAGTATTGTCGTACAAATAGTCTTCAGCGTGTAATTGATATGCCATCAACAGTCTTTAATAAACTCAAGTTTACGCAAAAAACAACGGCAATCGATAAGGCCGGGGTTATGATAAAGCGCCTCGACATGGATGATTTTAATTTCCGCGTGTCATTTCAAACTGAGCAAGATTATAATATCCAGTCGAATGTTACGCGAAATATACTATCCAAGTGGACGGATTCTAAGAAGATGTTTCGCTCTATGAATCGTACGCGTTTCCGTCACCCAGAGTTCCCGATTTTCGCTGATTTGAGTATTGTAAAAATGCCTAAGCGAACAAATAAGGTCGCCATACCACATTATACAATCCAGGAATCGGGTGTGTTTAATAATTCAGAACAATACGAGGTCGAACTAGAAATCGATAATATGCGCGTGGGAACTGGCTCGGCATTTAATAGCGCGCCAAAATTAATGGATGCCTTGCGTAAATGCATTCGTATTGTCTTGAGCGGTCTTCAGGGAACTAAATACCCAATTTCATATGTAGAACGCGATACGATTTTACAGTCAT